ATGCTTCAGGTTTATAGATTTCAATATCTGCAACCTCAGGTGATTCCCACACATGACAAAAAACGGTAACATCATTACCGTCTAGTATGTTTCTTTTAACAAACTCATAACCTTGTTTTACGCTACGAGCTTGTCCTGATAAACAAAGAGCAATCTTCATTTGAGCCACTTATCATTTTCTAACGACCATTGAACCATACCTTTAATGCGGTCACGCAAAGAAATCTTTGGTTTCCATCCTAAAGATTCCATATAATCACCAGACAAAGCGTAGCGTAAATCGTGGCCAGGTCTGGATGAATGAAAGTCAACCATTTCATATTTTAACTCCTTGTTTTGTGCTTCTGCAATTAATTTAGCCAATTCTAAGTTATCTACTTCATCTGGTCCCACAATATTAAACTTAGGAATCTTCGCACCACCAAAATCTGGAATACGAGCATAATCTTCAGGCAGATTAAGAATAAACATTAAACCATCTGCAACATCCTTAGCATGAACATAGTGGCGTGAGCCTGCTTTTGTCTTGCTTCTATCAGAATGGATAGTAAGTGTTAAACCATCACGAGCATACCGAATGGCCTTAGGAATAAACTTCTCAGGATGTTGGCGTTCACCAAACACATTCATTGTATGAGTAACGATGATTGGCATATTATATGTGTTTTCAAATGCAACACACATTTCTTCACCTGCCGCCTTAGATGCTGAGTATGGATTGGTTGCATTGTAGCGGTCTCTTTCTTTGTAATCAACACCTTCTGGTGCGGGACCAAACACCTCATCTGTTGAGAAGTAAACAAACTTTTCCAATTTCTTTAGTGTGCGAGCAAACTGTAATAGATTAACTGTACCAATTACATTATCTTGCACAAACTCCATTGGGAATTCAATTGAGCGGTCTACATGAGAACCAGCTGCAAGGTGCAATACTAACTGACAATCACCAATTAGACCAGCAGTCTGTGGGTTTACTTCAGCTCGTAAATCATGGAATACAATCTCAACTCGCTTCTTTTGCTCAGGTGAATACTTCTTCATAATATCTTCAAGGCGATTTAGATTGCCAGAGAAGTCAAGTCGGTCAAGTGATACAATTGTCCAATCTGTATTATCAAGGATTGTTTCAATCAAATGGTGTGCAATAAAGCCTGCACCGCCTGTAATTAATACTCTTTTAGTCATTATATTTTTCCTCTATAACTTTTTTCCATTCTGGTACTCTATCATATTGATGAACAATTGTAAAGTCTTTTCCTGTGGATGTTGCAACTTTGCCGTCTTTCATAATTGGTGATGGTTCAAGCAAGAATGGTTTGAATTCGTTAATCTTACTTGGGTCGGCAGTAGTGCCTAGTTGGCAAGCCCACCCATCTTCTGAGTTCATATATCTTGCAACAGATTTATATGGCTCTTGTGATATCATAAAATTAAATGTGGATTGATCCACGATTGGGATAGGTCGATTAACAGACATAGCAAATATCATCGCACATAAATCTCTCATCGCTTCACCACGACCTGCCAAAACGCCTACGTTGTATATGGTATTGTCTTTGAATCTTTCATGAAAGAACGGACCGAATGTTTCCAATAAGTTCTGATTACCCCATGGTTCATCTTTGTATTTCATTGATTCGGAAGCAAACATTAGCTTAGCACCTGGCAATTCCATGCCAAGAAACCTAATAGGGTCATCTTGGAAGATTACATCTTTAACATCGGTTGTAATAACAAACCGATATGTGTCATGTGATTGTAGGTAATTGTAGATGTGAACAAAGCGCTCTACATGGACAGGCAACGATGATTGATATTCATATCGTTGTGTGGTGTCGTTTGATTTTCCAGGCAGAATGACCTGAAATCCGGCACCAGATAGCCGTTTGATAGTTTCATAATCAATGTTGAAGGCGACCATAACTTTCTCGCCCTTGAAACCTGATTTGTTGATAGAGTTAACCCAATACTTCAGTTTACTCCAATCATAATTTGTGGTACATCCTATAATCAAATCTTTCATAATAATTCCATTCAGTTAATATATTACTTATATCGCTTGTAGTCCTTAAACTTGGTAATGTTTTGACCTGGCGTGTCTTTCTTATAAGTGTTTGCCAATTTATTGGTACCTTCTGCACCTGCACCAGATTTAGGCAAAATGTCTGGACTAATTGCTTCACTTACACTCTTATGTAGTTTCACTCCAGTTACATCTTGTACCAACTTCCATGCTTCTTTATGTTTCTTACTTTTAATATGTGATTGTAACACATCTTTTTGCTTTTGTGAAGCCTTTTGGTGAAACTTAAATAGTTCCATCACACCAATATTGCCTTGGTATGTGGCTTCATTCATTTGTTTTAATGTTTGTTTAATCCAAAATACTCTTTGAACTGACATATTAACCTCTGGTAAGATTCAGAATTTTTTGAATCTGCGTTTCTAATGTAGCCTTACGATTAGGCCATTTGATAATTGGTTGGTCTGCCGTCTGTAATAGTTTGGTAAGAAATGGAAGAATTAACTTTTCTACCTGTTGTAATCTTGCCTTGTATTCTTCTACTGTTTCTTCTTTCTCTGCAATAACATCTGTATATTCTTCTTCATCCATTGCGGTGAAACCAAAATCATCATCACCATATTCTTTCATTATCAGGTTGAGGTCATATTTGATATCAGCCATTATTTACTCCAATTTTTTGCAGCAGTAAAATTTGCTTGTGAAAATTCTAATCTATCTATTAACTTCATAGCGTTACCTTTAATTCGGTCAACGGCTACGAAACCTTCTGGTGCAGTAATTCTAAACCCATTGTCTGTGCGAATGAATGTGCCTACATCACGAATGGTTTCTAGTTTACGAACAATCATTAATTTAGCATCAACAAGTAAATTTTGTAAGTCGAATATCTTTTTAAGTTCGGCAGCATTACTACGATAGAACCGCATGATTTCATTCTTCTTTGCAATTCTTTCTTTTTTGGTTTTTTCTAATTTGGCTTCAAGAACAGATTGATTCAATTTTGCTTCAATTGTTTTAATCAATTCATTGGTGTGTGCTGTTGTATTCTTAATTGCCTGACCTTCACGCACCTTACTGTTATTGAATGTTTTAATCTGCATTAGAATTGTTTCATTGGCTGAAATGCGATTCAATGCCAATGGATTAATCTGTTGAAATAAAGAACCTGCCTGTGATAATACTCTTGTAATTTGTTTTGTTTCATCTTCAGTAAATGTGGCAGTACCAGAGGCATCAACAAATGAAGCATCACGGAACCAAACATCTTTGGTTGTAGATAACTTACCAATATCCACATTGAATGATGCCTTCATATCAGATATGGTTTTGCCTGTGTATGATGTATGAAACACCACACCTAATTGTGCAGCCATCATTGACTGTGCTAGTTTTGAATCAGCAGGAATGGCATACACGATTGTGTTTGGTTGAAAGGTAATATATTTTTCACCATCTATGGTTTCTTTTTTCAAATCACCTTTTGAAAACATCATGTCGCCTTGCAATACACCTTTGATACCAAGTTTTGGTAGATAACGTAATGCAACTTTCAACTTATCATTCAGACCTTCGGCTGGGTGATTTTTATCAATGTCTTTATCTGTATAATTTAGTTTTGCATTTTTAGCAAACACACCTTTAGTACCAACAAAGAATTTACCATTCTCTGGATTGGTACCAACAAATATTGCTGGTGCACCGTCCCATTTTGTTGTTACATTGACATGAGATTGTGATTGACCAGCAAGCATATCACGGAGAGAACGGAGAAAATTAATTGCTTCTCGACCACCTGCTACACCACGATTGAGCAATTCATCTTCAATATGCTCAAGGTGAACATTCTTGCCTTCTTTACCTTCTGTTAAATATTCTGTGAATTTCATTAGCTATACTTTATAAAAATACTACTGTTCTTTGTTGCTGACGAAGCATACTGAAACATATAAGAACACAAAGCATCTATTTTCTTTTCTTTAATCATTGTATGAATAAGATTGATACCAATATACTTAGACATCCACCATGTTTTATCTTTTCTGTGTCCTGCTTTGGCTTCATTTATTAGATTAACCAAAGGTTGTTTATTACCAGATAAATCTTTGAACATTGTAGCAAATTCTTTGAAATCTGCTTCAGTTGGTTTTTGAATTGGTACTTCTCTAGGAAATGTTAATTTGTTCTTTTGAATTCCTGTATCAACAGCACCTTGAAATACAATTCCACCACCAATTTTTCCGCCAGCGGAAGTTTTTCCTTTAATCTCACCTTGCCAAGATGATGGTTCTGGTCTACTAGAAAAGTTCCTCAACTGAATCTCACCATCTTTTCCTTCTGATTTGAATTGGACATAAATGTCTTTTGAATCAAACATATTTTGGCCAAGTTTTATGCCTGTAAATTGTGCAGTTAATGGTTTACCAGCATTAAAAATTTTAGAATGAGCTGAACCTTTTGGATCTAATTTCTTTAATGATATGCCAATTAAATTCTTTTTAGCAAACTCATCAAACATATAACGATTATAATCTCTTAATGTTGGCCATTTTGTTTTCAAATTAAAACCTTTTTTAACCATCCAAATGTCAGCAGGATTCCATTTATCATCACCTGTAAGTCCACTTCCATCTTTCATTCTACGCCATTCATTATAGATTGAATCTACAAATCTTCCACCACGATAAAATTTATATTTGTTTCCTGTTTTTGCTTCAGGAACATCTACAAAAATTTGATTAGCTGTTTTGACGATGCTTGTAAACCAATCTTCACCTAAACCCTTCAAACATTTTGCTAATGGTCTATCACATTCAGCATCACCAATAGTCTTAGGTGTTACTTGAGATATATCAGTAAGGTCTTTACCAAGGTGTTGTCTTGTGGCACAAGCGTAGGCTTGAAGGCTTTCAGCTAACGCTGTAACTTCTGCACCTGCTCCCGATTGTCCTTCTGCCATTTAATACTCCATATTTGTTTATTGGAGTATTTATCCTATCAGGATTACCTGATTATGTCAAGAGCTTTGCCGCTAGTCCACACTTCCATTTCAGTTCTTAGACGACCTTCAGCCTTCAGATTCTCATGTCGGTTGATGGCCTTTGTTCTCCACCACTCTGTAATGTTAGCCAAATGGTGTTTATCATAGTTTTCATCTGGTAAAATCTTATCTGTCTTTCCAAGTGTAATGTCAACATAGTTTTTGATACCATAGTTGGACACATAATAACGCTTCTGTTCTGTTAGGGATTTGGCCTTGTTGATTGTGGCCATAAACTTATCATAATCTTCTTTGTGTGGCTTCAATGTAGCCTTGGTCATCGCAATAATTGTATTACTAATCTTCAACTTACGACTAGAGGCATCAACAGGAACAAATGCACCGCCCATAATATCTTCAACATAATCTTTCAGGTCATCATATGGTTTGCCGTGCATCATTGGTAGAAAATCTGATTCAGTTACACCTTTGAATCGTAAGTATGGTTTCATACCATCATATTGAGAGATAGCCTTTGAAGTGCCATATAAAGATGTTGTTTCAAACAAACAGGTGTTCATCTTATACTTTGCATTTAACATTTCACGGACTTCATGTGAGCAACAGATAGCAGCGAGAAGCTTGCCGCCAAGGTAATTGTAACCAAATGGTTGTGATGGCACGATTACAAATCCCATGGCGGCAGCGTTGTTAAATGATTTGGTTGTTGCCGTTTCGTTTGTTATAACGCAGCCTAGTAACTCATTACGAGGCTTCATCATAATCGTTGGAGACCCAATACGAATGAACCCGACCCACTTCTGAGTTCTTTTCTCTAACACAGCCAGTCTTATATTTCTACCGGGAGATGATAGGTTATTATGTGATGAAATAATATCG